AGCAATACCGCTTAAAAGACTTTCTTTGCGAACCGCTTGCTCTTGCTCGTAGTTTTGTGCAATACGTGCATATTCTCCTTGAATTGAACGCAGATTAGCTCCGATTTGTCGCATCCCTTGCTCATCGCCAGCCTCTTTAAACTGTAAGAGTTTTTCTTCTAGTTTATTTTTGGCATTGGTAAGGCGGGATTCTACTTCTTTGAATTGCTGCGTAAATGGTGAACTCATTCTGGTAATCCGTTAAGTATTTCTTGTGCTTCAGGGCTAAGATTTAATGGGTTGTCTGCTGCTTTTTCTTGTTTAGCTTTTTCAAGCGGATTAGCTAAATTCATAGCTCCAAATTTCATTCTCAAAGCACTTCTTTCAGCAAGATAGTTATTGTAATCTTGTTGTGTAATTTTATTTTCATCCAAAAGTTTATCAACTTCTTCTGGTGTTCCATTAACAGCATCATACATAGTATAAGCAATGGATTTAACATTTTTGGTGAATAGGTCTTTGTTTTGACCAACATATATTTTACCAAGCCGTCCTTCAAATCTAGGCCATTCTTTTTCTGTAATGTTACCACCTGCACTTCCAGTAGTAGAAGATGCTCTTAATTGATTTACGGTATCAAATGATATGTTATTATTAACTGTTTCAATTTGATCTTTAATCGCACCAATATCTGATGCTGGGAATAATGCGGCTATTCCTTCTTGTGCTTTAGCTCCGATCGTAGAACCAGCTACTTTATTTATTTGGTCATATACTGAACCAAGGTTTTCAAGGACTACTCCCAAGCCTTGTTCACTTATTCGTTTTCTAGCTTCCGCAGCACCTTGTGCTTTTTCTCCAACACCAGAACCTTGAACCAATGTGAATCCTCCTTTGCCATCAGATTCTAATCTCATTCCAGATGGAGGATTTAATGGATAAAATTTACCAGATTTTTCATCAACTTGTCCTGCTGGCGCACCATATAAAGCTAATTCTTCTTTTGTTGCTGGACGGAATTTCTCTGTTGATTTCGGGCTTCTAACTCCATATACAGGAGTAGTTGGTGTGCCATCTTTTGACGGCAATACGCCTGGAGTTCCATCTACTGAAACACCTGGCGTAAATTCAGTGGTTTGATCTATTGGTAATTCAGCAGTAGGAACACCGTCTGGGAACGTCCCTCCTTGTCCTTGTGGTAATGCGTTTTGGATATTAGCACCTGCACCTTTAGGGGCTTGCGTTCTCTGACCTGATATTGGATTACCGAAAACATCCGTCATATTACCTTGCTCATCAATCAAAACATCCATTTCTCCTCCATCACCTAAACCGATTGTTGATTTAGTTACTTTTTTAGGAGCGTTCATGCTCGCACGGATTTTAGCCGCTTCAAGTGCTAATTGATCTTGTTGAATTTTAAGTGCTGCTTCTGCTCTGTTTTCTTGATTGCCAAGAAGTGACATTTGCATTGCTTCCTTAACTCCTGATAAAGCAAGCAGTTTTTCATTTGTTGAAAGATCAGGATTTGAAAGATTTGCAATAACTTCATCAGCCATTTCACCTAATGCTGGAACAGCTTTTTTCATAGCCGTAGCCATTTTTATTCCGCCAGCAACTTCCTTTTCGTTTTCATTACGCTTCTTAATAGTCTCGCCAATCTGCGCTCCAGCATTAGCCAGTCCTTGCCCGATTGCTTGGCCTGCACGTTCAACACCACTAAAATCCGCCATCATTAGGCGAGGATCAATAGTTTCCCCTAATCTTTTTCCTGCTCCGTATGCCATATTATTTAATCATGTTGTAATAAACGGCTTTGTAACCGTTTAATTCTGTTACTGCATCTGGATTAACTTTCTCAACATCCTGAGCCATAACACCCATTTGAGTTTGGTCGCTGCCTTTATACTTATAGGTATAAACTGGCAATCCTCCGTTTGTTACGCCTACTTTTTTAATGTCGGTTTTTAAACGCTTGTCAGACATAAGAGGGATTGCTGCGGCAGCAGCACTTCCAATTCCTTGGAATAATCCACCCATTGCTGAACCAGATGCGCTTGCTTGTGCAGCACGGGCATTTGTAATGTTTGCTCTGTTCGCCATCCCAAGGTTTGCACCTGTGTCTGGGTTAATCATTTGTGGAACTGCGCTACCAATAGCACCAAGACCAAGTTGAATTTGATTCTGCCCTGCTTGGTAAGAAAGTGGGGCGTTGCCAAGGGCTTGCAAGCCAGGTGCGGTGTAGAAGTTCTGAGCTAAATTAAATGCTCCCATGCGAGCTGCGTCTGCTTCGGCACGTTTCCGAGCAAGAATATTTTCTCGACCCATAATCTCAGATGCGATAGCTGCGTTGCCACCAAGTCTGCCAGATGCCTGTGCTGCTTCACGGGCAGTTTGCTGATACATCCGTTGCTCTTGTGGCGTGACTCCCTGTGCTGAGACTCTTGCCCTTTCTGCTTCCATTTGTGCAGCATCAACTTGGGCTTGTGCTTCTGGCGAAAGTGCTTGTGCAAACTGGCGGAAAGCAGGTGCTTGCCCTGTCATTGAAGCAAGCTCGGCTGCTCTAGCCTCTGCGAGTCCTGCTCCTGCTTCTCGTTGTGCTGTTCTTCCAAGCCCATATAAACCTTGTTGCCCATCAGCACCCTGTAAAAATGTTTGGACATCACCTAAGTTGAGTCTAAGAAAATCTGGACGGTATTGTGATTCCAATGAGAAAACATCAGGCAATGCTTGTGAATATCCAGAAACATATTGTTTAATATCTTTGCCAATATCCATTTTGGCAGGCTTCACTTCCGTTCCCATTACCTTGCTTACTGTCGATCCCATATTATATTTTGTTAAAGAATTTTTTTAAGTTAGTTACCCTTGTGCGGTTATCTCCTTTGAACTCTCGTTCGTAGGCAATCCAAGGAACAAGCTCAATAAGTTGTAAGCCTGCTTGCCGCATATCACCAACACACATAGTAACGAAAATACAATTTGATTCGTCCAGAACACGACATTCTCCAAGGTTGGATTTATCGCAAAAGAAACCAAGCAGAAAACAATCTGGCAAAGAAATAACAACTCCATTCGCAAGATGCCATTCAAGCAATTCTGCAAAGTTTTGGTTGTTTTGTTTGTAGATTTGTAACGCATGGTTAATTGGTTTCATTACCTAAGGAAAGAAATGCAAACTTCGTTGAAGTCTCTTAACGATCCTGAACGTGTTTGGGTTTCGATTTGGAATTGTGTGGTAGATTTTGTTCCACCGTTCTGGCGATACACCAAAGGCTCGTTACTTGAATCTGCTTGTGCTGAAGCAAAGTATGAGTAGTTCGCATCAGGTAGGGCTGTTGTAATCAACACAGTATATTTACCAGTTGCAGTCTTTGTAACAGATGTTACGTTACCAGATGAAATAAGATAACGAGTTGTATTCGTAGTATCAGCAGTTCCAGCAGCGTTTCGGTTTGGATCAAATGCTACCCATGCACGGATGCCGTAGATTGGTGCTGTGCCAGATGGGTTTGGCATATTGGCAGTTCCAAATGTAACTCCTCCAGATGCTGATGTAACAATAGCTCCAGTTCCTTGATTTGAAATGGTTAATACTCCATTTATCCCAGAATCTCTAATTATTCTCGCGTCATTATCTATGATCGGAAAGGATGAATGGAAATCAATATACGAAGTAGAATCTGCCGTGATACCATTTCCAAGCTCAACTGCTCTTTGACTAAGTGTAAGTGTTCCTCCAGCACTATCCCAAGATGGGCCAGCGGTTGATAGTTTTGCTGGGGTTACTGCTCCATCGTTAATTGCTGTTGTTGTAATAGCATTTGTGGATAGTTCGTTGGATGTAATACCTGCTGCACGGATTTTAAGTTTCCCAGATGCAACCTCTAGTGTAGTTCCAATAATCGCATCAGATGTAATGGTTGTCTGGTCAATGATGTTATTCATCTTCGCACTAGTGATTGTATCAGTAGCCGTGAATGTGTAAGTTGTATCAACCGCGCCCATATATTATTTCTGTGAGATTATTTGCCTATTAGTAATTGAACCAGAGACTTTAATAGAATTTACTTTAGGGGAACCTATGGTTCTTGTCAAGATCATCGTGCCAGTATAACCTCTAATACCTCCAAGCCTACAACGTATGCCTGCTGTTTCTGCTTCGTTTGCAGAACTCGGTGCTAAAACTTCACCACCAAGAAAATCTGTGGTTGTTCCAATGAATTGTGATAAATCTGGATCTTCCGCAGCGAATGATATGCTATACTCGCCAGTTTCCCCAGCAAGGTTTTGCATAACAAGCTGTGCATCTGTGAACCTCTTACGATCCATTGTCCTAAAGTCATACCCACGGGTCGTTAATATCGAGTTAATCGTAGGAGTTACAACTAAATTACTTGTGTTTGATACACTTAAACGATCAATAGAGCTATCTACGGCCTCAAGTTGGTGTAACCCACCGTTAGCGGTAACTGCATAGATGTTATTACGAACATCAGCACTACCAATTACGAAATTTTTAATAAGAAAGTTGGAATCACCAAATGTATCCAATGATTCCCAGCCTTTATTTAGGAAGTTAAACACCAAAACCGAGTTGTTGCCACGTGCATCTCCGATGCCTGGTGCAGAATCTAGTGGAACTGCAAGGTAATAACGGTTGTTATACAAAACACCGACCGCTTTATCGGCGTAATCCTTATTAATACGGTCGATATATGGCTGAATGTTCTTGGAAATAGGCTCATCTGCACCACGAAGGTTGTAATCATTCAAGAACTCAACAGCATATACCCCATCATCCGACAGGAACATGACCGTATTACCACGCGACACGATGGTTTTGCGAGATAAGCAACCAACTTCCGATGTTAATTCTGTAACTCTGGTATCGAGCAGGCTTCCAGTGGTTCCTGTGATCAAATGCAGGCTATTGCGGTTGAATATAATCAACCTATCTTCATAGAAGCCGTGCATACCAACCAAATAATCTGCCGTTCCTCCGCTGATACGGAATTGGTTTTCAATCTGGTCAAAAGTTGTGGTGTCTAAAATATCCGATACGGCTATTTCATCAGTAATCTTTGTGCTGGTATATTCTGGTGCATTATACGTTCCTGATAAACTGTAATAATGCGGAACCCATAGCCTGCGTTGGAAATAAACTCCCCAAGGTGCGCCTGGCTGGTGAATAAAACCACCACCTACGCTAAATCTACCACCAAATTCAAAGGCATCACTGGCTGAAGTTGCGTAATCACCAATCGGAGCATACCAGTTAATCGTGGTTGTGGTGGCCGCTGTGACATAATACTCATTGCCAACCATTCCAGACAGCTCTGCCGTAGCCGATTCACGAACTACAATAACATCTCCAGCCCTAATTGTTGTGTTTCCAACTGCACTTACATCTGCGGTAACAAGTCCAGAAACAACGTCAACATCTTTAGCTTGGATGTTAAAGGTCTGTGGCTGAGTATATGTGCCACCAGGCGATAGGGTAAAACCATCAGTCATGGTAGCTGCCGTCACACCAAAGGTTACGGTTTGGCTGGTTGTGAAGGTATAAGCAAAAGTATCTTGGGTAGGAGCTGGGCTTGCAAGCACAGTAAATGTGCCGTTAGCTGGCGTTCCACCTGTAAGCCCTGCGATTGTAACCGTAGCACCCGCAAGTAACCCGTGATCTTTCACATTCATGGTTACTGTTGTTGTTCCTGATTGCGATGCCGAGACGACAGGCCTGCCATTAGGAAACCATTCAAATGCCTGCTGCCCATCGCGGAACAACATCACCTTGTCAAACACCTGAATTATTTCGGTGTCAGCTCCAAGAGCTTGTCCAATCGGATAAGGAATATCAGTAGATGAAAGATAGCCATTTGCATCCCTATTGTTTTCATCTAAATCAATTTTCTTGGCTAGAGTATCCAAGGCAATAATCACATACTCTTTGTTGCCAGTATTAGGGTCACTAAATAAACAAGATGCTCTT